TCGGCTTGAACGCAGAATTTGAAATTGAAATTTTCCAAGATGGACTGGAGGTGACAGATGACATCAGCGAAAAAGACACCGCGCAAATCGAAACCGAAGTTGCATATCGTTGGCGACAACACTGCGAAGATCAACGCCGTGAAGCCGACATATCCAGATGGGAAAGCCAGCTTGACTAGCCTACCCTACACCACGCGCACTGGTCTAAAGATTGGTGCGTACTACACACCGCCCAAAAAGGTGGTCATGAGCCGCGATGAAGAATTCTGGCAAAGCATATTGCTTGGCATCAAACCAAAGTCCAATTTGCCCATGCTGGTTTACATCATCGGATTGATATTTTTAATTAAAAATTTGATGGGATTGAAATGAAGTCAACTGAAATGATGGATGAAGCCGAACGGGTTTCACGCGAAAAATATCCTGATGACTCGCAAGCGCGACTTGCATTCAAAGTCGGAATGTTGCAAGGCTATTTGATGCGAATGGATGCAGAAATTGAAACGCTGAAACAAAATCAACAAAATGATGAAGAAGAAATTTTGAATTTACAACGTGATTTAATTGAAAAGGATAACGCATGAAAAACAATCAGCATACAGTTATGCCATTGATTGACCGATTTAAGCATTACACATTGCCGCAAGCAAATGGTTGTATTGTTTGGAACGCTGGCAAAACATCAGATGGTTATGGTGTTGTCAACACAAATGGCAAATCATTATTAGCTCATCGTGTTGCATATAAACTTTTTAAAGGCGATGTGATTGCCAATAAATGTGTTTGTCATTCATGCGATACACCAGCTTGCGTTAATCCCGCCCATTTGTTTTTAGGCACTCATGCAGAAAACATGGCTGACATGAAAACAAAACAAAGAAGAAAAAACATTGGTATTGGCGAATCAAATGGTCGTGCCAAATTGACAATGGATTTAGCTAATCAAATTCGCATAAAAAAACAAAGCGGAAAAACTTTAAAAGAATTAGCGATTGAATATTCGGTTGGTATTTCAACTATTAGCAGAATTACAAGACAGGAGAATTGGGTATGAATATTCAAACATTGCTAAAAACCAATGTAAATGAACACACTGAAAAGAAAAATAATTTAACTTATTTGTCTTGGTCATGGGCTTGGGCTGAAGCATTGAAAGCTGACCCGTTGGCAACTTTTAATGTTGAAATGTTTGGCGATAAATGCTACATGGACATTAACGGCACAGCAATGGTATGGGTTACCGTAACAATATTTGGCAAACCAATGACTTGTCAATTGCCAGTTATGAATTACAAAAACCAAGCAATTCTTAACCCTGATGCGTTTCAAGTTAACACGGCAATTATGCGGTGCATGACTAAAGCAGTGTCATTGCATGGGTTGGGCTTGTATATCTATGCTGGCGAAGATTTGCCAACTGATGATGCCGCAAGTAAACCAGTGCCAAAAATATCTGCCACACAAGGCGCATGGGAAACATTGAAGCCTGACCGCCAAGCAGTTGTTCAAGATGTGTTGGATGCAATCATGCAAAAAGTCGCCGCAGATGATATGTATGGTGCATACGAAGAATATATTGGCATTGAAGATGGCGATGAAAAAATTGCGTTGTGGTCTAAATTGGACAGCAAAGTCCGCAGTGCAATAAAGAAACAAGCTGAACTCGCAAAGGAAAACAAATAATGGCATACAAAGAAGTCACCGCCGTGATGGGCGAATACGTCAACGCACAAGGCGAGACAAAAAAGAAGTACCAAAAGATTGGTGCAATCATTGAAAGCAAACATGGCCCAATGTTGAAGTTGGACATTATTCCGCTTGAATGGAACGGGTACGCTTTCATCAATGAACCGTATGACAAAGAAAAGTCAAAGTCAGAACCGCGCCCCGGTCGCCGTGTTGAATCCATGCCTGATGACGATATACCCTTTTAACTAAACAGGCGCATGGGTAACCAGTAAGTCGCCAAAGGAATTGAAAATGTTGAAAATATTGTTTTTGCTTTTGCTTGCTGGTTGTGCCAACAAAATCATCATTGACCCAAAGACCAGCACAACACCCGGCAACATTTATCTTGATCAAATGGAATGCGAACGCATATCTGAAGAAGTGCAATACCCTGCGGAGATGGCAAAGTCAGCCGCCGTTCAAGGCGCGGCATCAGCCCTTTTAAGCGCGTGGATTGCAAGCAAAACAGGAATGCCTGTCAACAATGCCGCTGGCGCAGGATTGGCTTCTGGCGCGATTGTGGGCAGTGGTTCGGGCGCTTGGTCAGCTTATCAACGCCGACAGGCGATTGTTAAGACTTGTTTGAATGGTCGCGGTTACAAAGTTTTGGAGTAAACAGATGAAAAATTTTTCAATTGAAGATATTGCACATGAACACAAAGAACAATTCAGCGATGAATTCTTGCGTTGGATTCCTGAGAACGCGCATATTTGGATTGCCTTTGAGCAGGAGGCTTTCAAGGTCGTTAAAGCGGGTTTTAAACACTATTCAGCCAGAACCATTGTCCATGTACTGCGGCATCATTCTGCGCTGTCTGAGCAAGGCGATGGCGGTTGGAAAATCAACAATAACATAAGCCCTTATCTTGCGCGACTGTTTGCCATACTTAACCCAAGCCTTGCTGATTTGTTTGAATACCGCACTGCACATCGGGCTTTGAAAGATGGTGTAACACGATGAAATATTTAATTAATGGCGCATGGATTGTTTGGTGGAGTTTTTTTGCTGGCTTGCTTGCAAAAATTCTTTCTTTTTGGTTTTTATTAGGATGGGGCTTGCTATGAATGAATTTAATAAGCCAACTGTAAAAGTTGAAACCAAAACACCACAACAGTTTTATGATGAATTGCGGAACAAAGTGCTTGAAGAAGTGGCACGTGAAATTGAAGTCATGTTCAGATTTCCATTTGGCAAAGACACCATTGACAGTTTTGCAAGTTATGTTCGGAGAATGAAAAAATGACACAAGATGAAATTATTGAGATGGCAATAAAAAACACCATCAATGGGTTAAATTTTAATCAAGAGGGGCTTGTACGATTTGCCAACCTTGTAGCCGACAAAGAACGTGAAGCCTGTGCAAAAGTGTGTGAAGAATATGCGTCAGCAAATACATCCTGGACTAAAGCGGCAGTGAAAGATTGCGCCGCCATCATTAGAGCCAGAGGTGAAGCATGACAAAAGATGAGGCATTGAAGATTGCGCTTGAGGCGTTGGAAACGGCATTAGATTTTGATATTGATGCAGAAGACGATTATTACTTGCAAGCCATCACTGCCATCAAAGAAGCCTTGGCACAGCCAGAGCCATACACCACAGAAGCAATGCAAGTGCGTCAAGCCGTAGCAAAAGCCTTGGCACAGCCAGAGCAAGAGCCTGTGGCGTGGGCAGGCGTTGACTTTGATATTAAAACCACCCCACCACAACGCACATGGGTAGGACTGACAGATGAGGATAGACAAGCGGCTTTTGAATCCATGCCTGATATGTTGGATGGGTTTTTAAAAACTTGGGGCTGGTTGCATTTTTCTAAAGCCATCGAAGACAGACTTAAGGAACTCAACACATGAATAAAAGATGTAAACACATTGGGAAAGACGGATTCCGATGCGGAAGTCACGCTTTTAACTTATATAAAGATGACATTGAACAGGGTGATTTATGTGATGTTCATTACTGGCAAACAAAAGCACAGCGCACATGGGCAGGGCTGTCAGAAGATGACAAGGTGTTGATAAATTATGATGCAAATTACAATCAATTTATGACTGCTGGCGAATATGCCGATAGAGTGCAACAGTTAACTGAAGCTAGATTAAAAGATTTAAACACATGACCACAGCATTTGACTACAAAGGCGCAAGCATCTGGACACGCGATGAAAAGCTAAAACGCTTTAAACAAGGTGAAGAATACGCCAAACGCAAGCAAGACAAGCGCGACATTAACGAAAAGAATCAAGTGTTCATTTATTCCAAGGCTTTATCAAGGAAAACAAGATGATGGATTTTCTGGTGCTGGTATTTGTGCTGTTCATTGGCGGCGCAGTCACAGTTGGCGTTTGCTGTTTGCTTGCTAACTGGATTGCAGACTGGCAGGATTAAGCAAGGTTTTGCGATTCTTCGCGCACCTGAGTTACCCGCCGTGTCCAGCCTTTGCCAAAGGTTGCAAAGGTTGGCAATGCTTCCAAGAACGTCAATCGTTCAGCACAGAATCTGTCAATGACTTCATCTGGATTTAAGGCTTCCAGAGCCGCCATAGTTGCTCTGCCTATAACCCCATCATCTTCTACGCCAACAGCCCTTTGAAGCAGTTTTGATGCCCTTTTCACGCCACTGTTGACCGCACAATCAAACACGCACATATCCACGCCGTGCGGCAAACGGTCGCCTTGCACCATGTCCCAATATTTAGCCTTGTACAGCGGCGCGACTTTCTCAGGACTTAGCGACCGCATCTCAGTTTCATCAACAGGCTGACCACGCCATTCTTCCCATACTTTTTTTGTCACGCCAAGGTTGGTCATGCCGCCGGGGTCGGCTGGATGGTTAACAAAACCACCCTCATGAATCAGAAGTTTTTCCAATGCAGATTCAAAATTGGTACGCATGGCAACCTCACTTTGTTGGGCTGGATTGATGCAACAACTCGTCTTTCTTTTGACTGCCAGCAGATGAACCAAAATAGAACGCAATGATTCCTGTCCATGCCGTGCCAAGCGAGCCAAGCATCAGCATCAACGCATCGCTGGTTTTGAAATGTTCAGTCATCAAGCCAACCAAGATGCCAAAGAAACCACAAGTGACAACAATAGCCATTGTGCCGGGTATCCACGATTGAGTTGCCACTTGCATTTCCCGCGCTGATTTGCGGTCATCCACAGCAATCTTTTCAAAGTCCAGACCAAGTTCCTGCGCCCGTGCCGCCATAGCAAGTTCAGCGGTCTTTATCTGTGCAATCTGGTCAGCGGTCAATTTGCCCTCGCTGATGGTCTTTGTAACGTCTTTGGGGTCGATGCCTATGGCTTTGCTCACTGCGTCCACGGCAAGCCCTGCCAATGGCCCACCAAGCGCGGTCGCAATAGTCGGTGCAATCTGTTTAAGCCATTCCATTATTTTTCCTTTCGTTTTTCTTGCTCAATTTGTCGGCGCAATTCCTGCACTTTGGTTAACTCAATTTGAACGTCTTTCTTGGCAGTCAATATATCCACATACAGAAATCCAAGCAAGGGCAATAGCAACCCAATCAAAAAACAAGCGGCAACCCATCCCATTATGTCTTTTGCCACCGATTGAGGAGAATCAACCACAGCCAGACGTACAGGAGGAGGAACGCCGTTGCCAAAAGATATGCTACCTTTAGCTTGAGATTTCTTGCTTGTTCTCTGTGTAGCCATGAGTCCCGCCTGTTTTGCGCTTCTTGCGCCAGCCGCGCCTTGGTTTGCTGTTCTTGCATCTTGCCGCGCAATTCAAATGTCTGGGTGTACAAGTCAGCCAAGCCCGGCGTTTGATACACCATGATTTCCCGAATTGTTGTCTCAAGCTCTGCCATTTGCTGTTGGCACATGATGCGATTCATCGCAGAACCCATCATTTCCGCATTGGTCATGTTTGGGTTGTAAGTTTCTGCTTTCAATTCTTCAGCCCTTAGATATTCGTTAAGCTGGTCTTGCAAGGAAAAGAATTCTGTCAGTTGCTTAACAATGTCAGATGTTGCTTGTGCTTCTGTATAGGAGACATATTTTTCTTTTTCCCGCGCTTTCGCCACAGGCTTGGGCGTTGGCTTCTTGAAGAATTTACTAAAGTTATTCCAAAATCCAGTAACTTCTTTATATATGCCGACCACTTCATCAGCGGTGGCTTTGACTTCAAGATAAGTTTCTTTGGCTTGTTTGTAAAGTGTCGCGCCTTGTCGAATAGCCGCCACGCAACTATTTGCCATGACCAATAGCGTGACGGGGTCAATTTTTTACGCCTTTTTTTGTGCGTAGAACCAAACACCGCCAATGACAACAATCAAAAACCCTTTGGTCAACCAACTGATTGCCGTTCTAAATGCTGTGCGTTTGGCATCGCGCCATGTTTCCAGCAAACCACGCAATTCTTTGACATCATTGCCAGCGTCATCATCATGCAAGCCTATGTCAGCCAATGCTCGTTTTGCACCCCATTCTGCCGCTTCGCGTAGCATTGTTTTTAATTCTTCATCGGTGATATTGCGAACAGACAAGACTGGTGATTCCATTTTTGTTACCTAAAAAATTTGCCTACCATCCAACACACTACGCTGAATCGTTCACCCTCCTCAACATCCTCCACGCCGTGCATGATGAATGATGGAAACACCAACACAGTGCCTTTGCTCTGCGGTGGGTAATAACGATTCTGACCGTCTTGCAAGAAGAACTTGCCTCCCTTGAAATTATCGTTCAAGAACGCTAAAACCGTCAATTTGCGGCATTCATCCCCATGTTGCAAAAACGTATCCACATGGGCTTGATAACGACCGCCAGCAGGGTATGCAAGGAATTCAGCTTGGTTGGCATGGGTAACATCAAAGTTCCACATTTGCTTATTTGCCCAAAGCCCTGCCGCCGCAAGCCGACCGCCAATGTCTTTGTATGTGGGCAACATCACACGGGTGACATTGCGAATAGATGTGTCAATTTGACCATTGCCTATGTGTGGTGGTTCTTTTGTCAATTGATCTTGCGTGTAAAGCCTGACAAGTGAATCACAAGCATCTGACGTTAGGATGTCGTTGTAAACCCAATGCCGCATCTCAGGTGATGGCAAGTTAAGTGATGGTCGCTTATCAAACTTCCATTCCCGATGTGGGCCATCAGCATCAACGTAATGCAGGAACACCTGTGCTTGCCATTTGCCCTCTGTGTATGTCTCGCGCCAATGATGCTTGTCCATGCCGCGATAAAGCACAGCATCGCCCACAGCCATGTCAATCTTGCTTGCGTTGACTTTGCCCTCATCACCCATGTAAATGGGCCACACATCGCCCTCAAATCCAAGGGTAAGGGTTGCGCTTAATTCGCAGGATTCGCGGTCTGTATGAATGGTTAAATCTTCGCCGGGCGCGTACAGGCGAGCATACGAATATGTTGGATAAAGTCGCCGACCAGAAACACGTTCAAAATGTGGCAACAAATCAACCAGCAATTTATCAAATGCCATTGCGCCGTGTATGGCTTCCGATTTTGGACATTGACTGTCTTGTGTAGTTTGCTTTTCAGCAACCAGACGTTTTAATTCTGCAGTCAACTCAGCACATGATTCTTCAGCAAGAAAAGCCTTGAGGTGAACATATTTTTCAACAACAAATTGACTGAGTTGGTCGCACATATTTATCCTGTCGTGTTTTGTGGTTTGATTGTTTGGTCGCTTGGGTCGTACCAATAAAAATCTTGTGAAACTAATTCTGTATCCAAGTCACTTGGAAAGTCAACCCAAAACAATGTTTCAGCAACTGGAAAAACTTGATCATCATAAGCAGTTTGAGCAATGCGATAACCAGTTAATCGTGGTTCAATAGTTGAAATCAATGCTTTCATCAATAGAACTCCTCAATAATAACTACACCTGCCGCGCCAGCACCACCAGCCCGTGTAGCCGCAGGTGTTGCGCTTCCAGACATTGCTCCTCCACTACCTCCACCACCGTAATTACCACCAGCATTTCCAGCATTTGTAGCATTGACTCCAACAGCGCCACCACCTAATGTAGAGCCGCCGCCAGAACCAGAAGGGTTAGCCCCGCTACCACCACCATTACCTACAGAATTTAGAGTTCCACCTGAACCAGTACCACCAGCACCACCAGAATTAGTTGCATTAGCTGTAGAACCTCCAGTGCTACCGCCTGTTGCGCTGGTAACAGTTACAGGTGCTACGCCAAATGATGAAGTTGACCCAGCTACTCCTACCGTATAAGGTTGAGGGCCGGGAATAGATGGAGCGGGATATACACGAACACTTGTGCCACCACCACCGCCGCCGCCGCCAATGCCAGTTCTACCACCGGGTGTAGGGTTTGCAAGAATATTACCATCACCACCTGCACCACCACCCCCAACAACAGTGACCATAATGCCTTTAACTGTTGCTGGTTTTGTCCAAGTGCCGGGCGTTGTAAAGACGTTATAAACAGGAACAGCACCACTTGCGCTTTGTGAAACCCATGTCGTTCCATTTGACGTTAATACGTTACCTAATGTGCTTGCCGCAACTGTTGTTATTGCACTTGTACCATTTCCAATAAGTACAGAATTTGCCGCCAATGTTGCCGCGCCTGTGCCACCGTTTGCAACTGGAAGTTGGTTATATAAACCAGCCGCCGCATTAAGCAAACCGCTTGTGTTTACGTTGTTTGCAAGTTGTGAAAGATTAAATGCTTGAGTCATTATGCCGCCCCTGATGCGTTGTAAGTCTGTTGAACAAGAACTGTTGTGTTGTTGGTTGGTGTTGGAACAAGCGTGTATGAACCTGTTGCCGTTGTGTAATCTACGCCTTGGTCATAGTAGCAACCATTGGCAAAAACTTCAAAATATGCTGGTGTGTATGAATAACTGTAAAGTGCCGTTCCACTGATTGTGTATGTGGACACAGAAGTTGGCAAACCGTTTGGCACACCTTGATTGTTTGGTGCAAATTGCAATATTGTGAAATTGCCTGTTGCAGTTGATGGAAAATTATTGATTGTGTTTCCAACCAAATCATAATCTTGGTCATTGACTTGAGTGCCATTCAAGAACAAGAATTCAGAACCAGACACCAACTGGAATGTTGTGGGCGTGTAAGTGCTTGCCGCAGTTAATGTGGCAGTCCAACGACTGAATGATGGGTAAGTTGAACCTAATGCACGATAACGATAAACAGAATTACCAGCGGTCGCAGTAAATGCCGCAGTAAACACAATTTGTTTTGTCACGTAATTGATGGTTGAAACTGTGTATTGTGTTGGCACACCAGAATTGCTAAATGTCAATTTATCACCAGCATTGATGATTTGATGCGGCAAATTTGTGTAAGTCAATGTTGTCGTTCCTGTGCCACTGGAATACAGCAAACCCAAATCTTCATAAGTTGCCGCCGCCGCAACAGAGCGCATTGAAACAATCGCAACAAATTCACCCACCACACAAGCGGTGTTCATGGTCACTGTTGTGCTTGTTTCTGTATATTCAGTTGTGTCAAGCAACACGCCATTTCGAAATACCAAATCTTGACCAGTGATATATCCCGCTTGCCGTGCCGTAGGTGTAAATATTGTTTGTCCTGCGGTTGCAGTGAAATCTTCTGATGTGTAATAAAAAGAATCAGGCGGCACAACACCAACCACGCGACCGTAAATGTCAATGGTTAATGATGCAACTGAACTGGTGTAGGTTTGAGCACCACCAAAATTTAAGAATTGAGCCAAAGACCCAATCATTGTTCCATCAGGATTGTTGGTAATTGCAATCTGTCCAGAACCAACAGTAGTTGTGCCTGTGCGTGTTAATTGACCCGTGCGGACATCAAGGTCAATGTAATTTGTACCATCAGGCAATGCAGACCAAATGGAATTATCAAATGTTGATACTGGCACATAAGCCGCAGTCGATGAAGCATATCCTGCTGGCGCAGTGCCAAAGCTGAATTTTCTGCCTGTTCGGTTGATGTAGCAAAGTTTATTCACCGTGCCAAATGTTGGTTGCGCCAAATACCATGTGTAATCTGATGCAGTTGAACTGTATGTGTTTGATGTTGAGTTGTACAACCCGTAATAATTTTTACCCGTAGGTGAAGATGAAATACCTGTACCTACAAGGTCATCACCATAAGCAACAATCAAATATTGATTTTGATAGGTAAATGTGGTCGGTCGCCATTGAAACACCGATGATGCTGAACTGTAAATGCTTGAACCAAGTCCATTAACCATGCGAGTGAAGAAATACCAATTACCCGCTGAAATATCTTGCAAAGTAACGGTCAATGCCGTATTGGGTGAATATGGGTTGCCATCAGATGCAATCGCTGTTGTGCCAGCAAATATGCGTTGTGCCGTGGTCGGGCTTGCATAAGCCGAATACCATAATTCCACATAATCAACAATACCCGCTGATGAAGTATTGGTGTTAACAATGAAATACGGATTTGCGGCATTGGGATAATTTGCGGCAACCGATGGCGTTGGAATTGTTCCAAACGTCAAAGGCGAAGCCAATCCAGTGTTTGGCGATGGCGTGAATTGCGTGATGCTTATATCGTCATAGACTGTGCTGTTGTATTCAGTCAGCATCAAAGTCGCAGTAATTGTTCCATCAGAGCCAAAATTTTCTGTCACTTTGGCAATGCGGAATAACTTGGCAGACCAACCATAATTTGTGTTGGTCAATGACACAATATCTCCAGCTTCCAACTGTAAGCCAACATATCCAATGGTCAGTTGAATTTGCAAATCTTCACGACAAGCCTCAAGGAAACGATTGGCAAGATACTGTGCGCGAACGTCATTATTCACCAGTGGCAAACTAATTGATTGTTTGTTCACTGGCTCATTTGGATAAAGCAATGATGGGTTAACAACAGCAAGATTAAATGTTGCTGAGTTAAAACTGTCTTGCGCTGAACTGTCAGGGAATTTGACTTCAGCAATGTTGAATGATGAAGCAATGTCCAAAGGCGTGACATTGATAGAACCAATGACGTTGCTGTCATTCAATGCCATTGCTACAGTGTAGGTCGGGCTTTGCACCACCACGCCCCATGTGTTGATGATTTCGTTATAGCGAAGCAAGCAATCACAGCAAGTAGCCATGTATTGCAAATTGGTCATGATTGGCTGTTGAGTATCCAAAACGCCATCAAAGCGGAATCGTTGCGGCAATGTATTACTGCTACCAGAATAAGTTATATATGTGAATGTCTGGTTGCAATAAGCATTCAGCGCAGTCAGGCTGGCACTGTTAATGTTGGCGGTAGGAATAGCCGCGCCATATCTAGTGGAAAACAAATAATCGCTGAAGCAATCGCCGGGCGCATATCTTGAATTGGTGACTTGAAATTTAGTTTGTTGAATGCCTGTCAAGTTTGCGCTTGCTGAATATCTGATTTTGACAATCACAAACGCGCAGTTGCTCATCAACTTGGTGTTATTCCACTGATACACCAAATTGGTATTGCCCATGACTTGTGTGCCATACGCATAAAAACTGCTATTGGTCGGATTCTGTGAACCGTTGCGATAAAAATAGAATTCCAACTTGCCAGCCACAGAATAGTCGTAAAGCCCCGTGGACTCATCCAACAATGAAGCCACCACATAGCCTGTCCCATCAAAAACAACCCGCTTGCCGCCCCAATAAGCGTTGCCAAAGGTGATTGTGTCTGGTATGCCGCCGTTTTCGGTATTGGTTACCTCGCACAAGGCAAGGCAATAGTACAGATTTTGGTAATCGCTGGTGATGGATACGTCAGTGATTGTGCCGCCCGTGTAAGCCGAGCCATAGATAACTGGAATTTTGTTGTCGCCAGCAGGAGGAATCTGCAAACGACTTCCAGGATTTAACTGATCGCCGCCCGTGCTGTTAAGGTTTGAGTCATTGGAAAATTGCTTGGCAAGAATTGAAGATGCCACCATGTTGATGGCAAAAGACAAGGCGGCATAAGCAAAGCCTGTATTTACCCCCAAAATAGCATAAGCAATTATTGAACCGGGCATGATTATTTAATCCACGTTTCTTCCAACTTTTCAAAACCGAACTTTTCATACGACAAGTCGGGACTGTTGACCATTTTACTGAGACTGAAAAATTGAATGCGCTTTTCTTGCTTCCATTCTTCACATTGCTGAATGTAGGCGTGTAGCAGTTTGTGAGCAAATTTGCCACCTCGATGTTCTTCATCCAGCCAAAATGCAATCTCGCTGACTTGCGTCACTTCAGGATTCCAAATATTGGGATGCTGTGCGGCAATCATCATGCCCACAGGGTCATCTTCTTTAATGGCAAGCAAGATAAATCCCGCGCCAGCAAGGATGTTGGTTATCAGCTTTTCAATATGGTCTTGGTTATTACTGTCACGCAAATATTGCGCTGGTGCTTTGTCGCGGTATGCCTTAAGCATCCGAACAATAGCTTCCATATCAAATTTGTTGGCTTGTCTTATCATGTTTTGTCCTATGAATTGGGGCTTGCGTTTTTACCGAACTGATAGTTTATTGTTTGAATAAAGTTAACACGATTCATGCTGGTATCTGTCGCATTGAATTGCGTCCATGCGTTGTTGTTGGTGTAACGTCCAGCCGTGCGGTTTTGCAAAATAAGCTGAATGCTTGATGCGCTAACAGTCACCGTGCCAACATAGCCACGTACTTCTTCCATCCATTGCTCGCTGATGCTGAAACTGTTAATAAAGCCTGTAAAGTATTGGTACAACCCGCTGTTTGATGTTGATGATTGCCAAGGCACTTGGACATTTTTGTTGTTTGTCCATTCAAGATAATAGTTTGATGAGTTAATCCACGCCGAATTGGTTGTGGTTATCAGATTGCCAGCCGCATTAAAGAACCCGTGCCACATTTCAATCTTTGAGCCTTTGATACCCGCGCCAAGCACCAGCGAAAGCATGGTGGTGTCTATGCCTACCAGTGTCACTGTTGTTTCGTTGGCGGTGCTTTTGATGTCTCTGGTGGCTGAACCAATGCTGACCAGTTGGCTTAAACCTGTAAATGGCAATGAATCCACTGACGCAACAGTGATTGCAGTCGGCGCAGTTGAAAACCGATAAACCGCCGATGCCGTTGTGATTCGCACAAAGTCGGCATAACGAATTACGTTGGTATCTTCAACTGGTGCAATTATGTTCACAGCACAACCTCATAAGCATTGAACGCACCATCCCACTGAATAAATGAATCATTGGTCATTGGCACAAGCGTATAGGTCGGGTAATCGCGCAGAACAACGGGGAAAGTAATTCCTGTGTAGGTTGACCCACCCAAGCTAGTTGTAGTGCCATATTGACCGATTACAGCAGGGCTTTGAGCCGATACAGTGGTCAAGATGGTGCGGTGAACAGGAATGGTCACAGTCGATGCGCCGCCGCGCTGGACATCAGCCGTGGCAATGTAGGCATAACGATCAATCTGGATAAAGTCGCCTGTTTTGACAATGTACAAAGCAGAACTGATTGTTGGCAATGTTCCAAGAATAATGTTTTTGCCTGTCGTTCCAACCTCAATGGTTGTTGCGTTTGCTTGAACGCTGGTCATGTCACCTTGATACTTGATGT